CGCGGATACTACCAGACGGCACATCCACATCCTTCCATTCCCCCGGCTCGATGGGCGAGTCATCACCCTTGATCCGTAAGCCACGAGACTTCAACCCACCGGGAAGATTAGACAGCGTACCGGCATCGACCAACTGACGAATCAGCGAGGTACCTGCACGAGCGTACCCACCAATAATGTGGATCAAGCCAAGGCCGTAGAACCCAAACCCCGGTACATAGACGTAATGAACAAAGTGCTGACGCTTCAGCATCAACGGGTCTTCTTCGCTCCAGTTACGCCGAATTGCTAGGATATTGTTCGTACCACGTTCAATCGTAATAACGTACGGTTTTGCAATCTCGTCTTCATCATCGTCAATACCGTCAATAATAAGGTCGGCATGGACTTCGTATATCGCATATCGATCATCGTCAGTAATAGAGTAGCCACCTTCTTCGGCCTTCCTCTTCTCGATGTCTGTATGGAACGGCTGTGGATCACCGAGGTCTACCTCTTTGTAGAACCCCATCGCCTGAAGCTTCTTAAGCTCGTTCTTGGTCTTCCGCATGACGTGGGTAACACGCTCTGCAGTCTCAATATGGGACGCGCCGTAGGGTACAATAACGTCCTCTGCAGGCACATAGATAGCAACCTGACGCCCTAAATTAGGGTCAAAGTACACCTTCTTAAACGCAGACCCCGCTAGTCCTAGGCTGTATAACATCCGTTCGTGCTCTGGCCGGTACTCAACCATGCGCTCAGTCAGCTCATAGTTCATATCCGCTTTTACTCTCTCAGCGGCTTCGGCTTTCTCGGGTGTTTCTGCTCCTAGGATCTTTACTCGTACGGGGCCAGCGGCTGGGAAAGTCTCGCTCATCGTCTCTGCTTGGAAACGTATCGCGGCTTCGGCCAGTACAGTAGAGTAAACCCCGCAGGCACCTTCCCACGGGTCTGTGCGCTCTTCGTACTTGAACCCTAATACGTCCAGTCCTTTGACAAACGTATCAGCCCAATCTTTTCGGCTTTCGATATCTGCATCGATCAGCCCAACTAAATCCTGTGCAAGTCCCTGTAGATCATTATCATCTAACGCTTCAGCAAGGTTGGCATCAAACCCCATAAGGTCTGCTTCGTTGGCATCAGGGATTAACGTAATCTCCATGCTACCATCAGACAACGTAACCATCTCAGGATCAACGATCTCGATCTCTAACTGTGCACCCATCATATCGCCGTCCATCATCCCGCCTTCGAGCAGATCATCGATACCTTCTGGTGCAGCATACAAGCCTTTTTCAATTGCCATAATTTATACTCTTAGTAATACCCGCCACGTCGTTGTTTAAAGTAACGTATGTCATCAGGTTCATCAGTTGGTAAGCGTATGAATCCACCTTGCCTAAAACGCATCAGTGCCATGACTGTCGAATCCACTAGGTCATCATGGCTCATAAAGGGAAATCCAGCAATCTCTTCAACTACTTCTTCTGCCCAGCGAGTTTCGGGCACCCATACTATACCTGATGCTACAATATCTGCTACCGAGTTTAAACGTGCTAGTTTATCACCAGATCCTCTATGAGGGGTATATTCCTGTACTGGCAGTCCCATACGGCGCATCTCCTGATAGATCGCCACACCAGAGCTTTTCTTCTCCACGATGAACGCATCGGGTTCCCAGTCAGCATACTCTTCCAACGCCAGCTCTTTTAGTTCGGGAAACTCCAACCGCTTCTTAATGCTGTTCAGCAAAATGATGTTGTACGCTTCTACCTCTTCATTAAAGAAAACACCCCACGTCGTCAGGGCTGTAAAGTCAGCACGGTTGTGCTTCTCCGCAGCAGAGTCTAATGACATGATAATATACTCGCACTTGGGCGGATCTTCCTTCGTCCAGATACTCCACCACTCACGCTTAACGATGGCAGCTTCTTCCGCCGTAGGTTCCTGCTGATACTGAGCATTCCACTGAAAGACCGGCATCGACGCCTTAGTCCGTAGCAAAGCGTCTAAGTCAAAGAACTCAGGCCACAGCGGCTTCTGTATAGGTTTACCCGTCTTCTTATCCGAGGTCTCTAGGATCGCAGGGAACTCGATCACCTCGAACTCATCAGCTTTATCGTTCTGAGTCATATCCCGCACAACGCGACCTGTCAGGTCATCCATGTGCCAACGGGTTTGAATAATCGCTACCCGCCCTCCGGGCATAAGACGCGTACGCGCCCCAAACGTGTACCACTCATAGGCTTTCTCAAATACCGAGAAGTTACCGTTAATAACATCTTGCTCAGAGTGCGGGTCATCCACCAAAAGCAAGTCAGCACCACGTCCAGCAAGGGCAGAACCTACCCCACAGGCATAGTATTCACCCCCTACACTGGTGTTCCACCGACCTGCAGACTTGGAATCAGAGGCTAATCTAACGGTAGGAAACACGGATGTATAGGCATCAGTATTGATTAAATTACGTACTTTACGGCCAAAATCTACCGCTAAATCGGTAGTATGAGACACCATCATGACCTTTTTATTAGGGTTTCTGCCCAAATACCACGCTGGATAGAAGATAGAAACTAACTGGGACTTACCGTGACGTGGGGGTATGTTTACGCATACCCGATCCTTGTCCCCACCCTCAATTGCCATCAGCATGTCGGCCAGTATGCGGTGATGTTTACCCACAATAAACTCAGGCATCATCGCCTTGCAGAATTCTATCAAATCGTCGTACGCTAACTTACTTCTCTTACGTGAATCCAGCTCCTCAACTAATTTATCGATCTCAAGGACTTCATCTTGCGTATACTCGTCAAGATTATCCAACATCACTTGGATTTCATCCTCTGTAAAGTCAAATGCGACTTCACTCATCGTCATACTCTTCGTCTACCTCGGGTTTAGCCGGTTCTATACCTAATTCAGCGTCAATGTCGATTACTTCGCCCTCAAATACGATAGGGGCACCCAACTCTTCTGGCGGATTGACCAACTTCTCCAGCTTTTGACGCAGCTTGGCACGTAGATCGTCCGTAGACTGGTGCGTTATAGTGACTTCTGACTTCTCTGCAAACAAACTAACGTCTGAGATCTTACCTAACAGCTCTAGGGCACGGATTCTTACCCGTGGGTCTGGGTTCTCTGACTCTAACAGGAGCTTGTTGGTGACAAGATGTCGTATCTGGGTAGCACTCTCGGCCACAGACTGTCCAAACTCTTGCAGGATGCTGTTAGTAAGTACTAACGAGGCAGGTGTTAGCTTAGAAGAACGGGTAACTGATAGTGTTTTAGAGGTTTTCTCTGGGTTCTCTGCGTAATCTATTGCTATACCAGCCGCTACGTCTTTGTCTTCTTTGTTTGGGGTGATGTCTAGCCCGTGTTCTGCCAATAACAAAGCAGTGTTACACGCAGCTTCCGCACGGACTTTAAGATCTAGGTACGGCATGTCCGCTGATATGGGTATACCGACTTCTGGCTGAAGCATCACTGTCATAGATATACACTGGTTAGTATCTAATGGCACCAATTTACACCAAAAATAATTTTTTGCAACAAGAAGTTGGGACTCCTACCGGGGGGTGTTCCTATATATAGGGGGGTGGGGGGTCTGAACTCAAAAAAACGGTCATTATTCGTGTAGATTAGTAATGCTATAGTAATGCTGGAGTCCCTGTAGGAGAAGTGGTGCATAGGGGGTAGGTAGGGGTCGCCATGTCAGAAAACGGGCATCCATCCAGCCAGATCCAGATCATCACGCGACCCTAGGTATTACTAGACTATCCGTCATCTCATGTTAACTTGTTTACAAGTCGAAGGGATTAACCCTTGGCCCGCAGTATGGATTTCCATACTGGTATATAAACTTAAATGTGAGATATAAATATGAGTAATTCAAAAGCAGCAGGTACGTTAACAATGGGCTTCAATGGCAAGATGTCACTGGCACTGGCCAAGGATATTGAGAGCCACCAAAAGAAAGAAATCTCGGCAATGACGGCGCGGGGTTTAGTGCTTGACCGCCTTGAGTCTGACGGTTGGACGCCAGAGGATTTTGCTAGTGGTACTGAGTCTAGGGAATGGATCAAGCAGAGGATCACCTTGGCGCTATACAATAAGGCTGGCCTCAATAGGTACCTAGGCAAGAAAGCCGATATGAAGGCCGAACAGTGGGATCAGAGGGACTCTGAACAGGCAGTGGTATCTAGCAAGCTGAGAGACTACAAGGTCTCGCTAGAAAAGAGACTGGTAAAGGCTGAGTTAGTATCTCAGGGGGTTGACCCTGCAGAAGCGGCCAAACAAGCCAGCGAGAAATCAGCGGCTGAAAAGCTGGCGACAATGCTAGACTCTGCCAAGAAATTACTGCTAAATCCTGAGAACGAATTACCGAAAGGATTCAAGACTCAGCAACACATCAGCAGGTTGAATGATATCTTGGCTGACCTAGGCAAGGCTGAACCCACCCACTAACCAACTGGCCCCTCTTCGGAGGGGCTTTTTTTTGTCTCAAATAAATTTGATACCAGTTCCCGTAGTAGCGCGCCGCATCAGGTCGAGCCGACAGAGAAACACGTTGTTGATACCAGTTCCCGTAGTAGCACGGCGCGTCTAGCGCAGTATGGAATTCCATACCGGTAATGTTCCGCAATGTTCGGTAAAAAGGGGTAATGTTCCTGCAATGTTCGGTAATCACGACTACGTTCTACTACATTATGTTTGGTGTATTTCCGTATAGTCTCGTGTAGTTGGGTCTATTGTCTTGGATACAAAAAGCCCTATATATATATATATTTTAATAATGTTCTGTAAATAAAATTACTTAACTCTCTTTTTAATCAAACCGTCTCTCTAACATCTTATCAGCTCCTTTGTTCCTAAAAATCTCCTGCCTTCTCTCTAAGGCGGAGCTAGAGTCTCCTCACCAGAATTACCGAACATTCACTACATTCTTTGCTTATCAATAACTTGCGCCATTTTCCAACCGAACATTACCGGAACATTCAAGAACATTCACCGTACTACACACAACTACACCATACTCGACCCTCCTTCATCATTTGACATCAGACGCTATCTGTGTCATAATGTGTTTGTGAGTGGGGCATTCCGTCAGCACTTCACCCAGTATGGAATTCCATACTGCGTCACATAAACATCTTATGGAGATATAAGAATGGATAACATGTTAACAGCAGTACCCAACGTGTCGGCCCCGTCGATACAATCAAGCGCCATGATCGTCGAGTTTAGCGCGTCGGTCTGGACAGGACGCAAGAAAGACAAGAGCGCATCAGCGCAGGTCACCTTGCAAAACAATGCTAAGTCAGGCACCGCCAACGTCAGTAAGAAGTTGCTAGGTGATTGCGCCGAGTTGAGAGCGGTTCAAGACTTCGTTGCCAATTCCCGCAACATACATTATACCCTGACAATGCCTTGGTCAGATCTCGGTCAGCGGTTAGTTCCTACTGCCATGTTCTTCGATTACCAAGCGCAGATGACAGCGTTCGAGCAGGAGTTCAATCGTTTGGTGCAAGCGTTCCTCGATGTGTACGATTGGGAGATCATCCAGTCTCGCACCAAGTTGGGCGACCTGTTCAACGATGCCGACTATGTTTCTGTGCATGAGCTGGCCCGTAAGTTTGCGTTCAACGTGACCTATTCACCCGTGCCAGAAGCCGGTGACTTTCGGGTTGACATGGGCAACGAACAAGCGGCACTCCTGAAAACACAATATCAGGAGCATTACGAGGCGCAGATCACCAAGGCGATGGGTGACGTGTTCAACCGTACCCGCAAGTATCTCGAACGACTGCACAACAGTCTGGACTACAACAAGGGTGAGAAGCGCAAGCCGTTGCACAATACGACGTTCGATGGTGTGCTCGATATGATCGACATGCTCAAGACGTGCAACCTGACGGGTGATACCCAGATGGAGGCGATACGCACCAAGCTCGAAGATCAGTTCCGTGGTGTAGGTAAGTTTCCGATATCACCCGAGGCGCTCAAGGAGGACAGCCACCTGCGTGCCGAAACCAGATCGGTGGTAGAAGACGTTATCAGCAGCCTACCAACCATTGACTTGTAAAACACACTAGTAGGGAGAGCGAGATGAGATACAGCGCAGCGGAAGACAAGATGTGGTACAAGCATGGGCGCACGATGCTGCACCCGAAGGATGCGTTCGATGATGCCATCCGTAACGGGATGGATGAGGAGGGCAAGTATCACTACATGTATATGTATTCGAGCGAGACGATGCACTTCTTTAAGCATGTCGATACGCGGGAGTATGCGAGGTACAACCGAGTGCATAGGAACAAGCGGTAAACGTGTTAACCAAACCAGTATGGAATTCCATACTACAACAACCAGTCCAATGAAGGAGGACATAAAATGGCAACATCAGCCAATTTGTATGCGGTAAACCTAGACGAGATCGCCCAAGCAATCATTGCCGGTGGTCATCAACGCACGATACTTGTGCAGGGCCACATGGGTACGGGTAAGTCATCCCTGTTAAACATGTTAGCAGCGGAGCTGCCCAAGCATGTGCCGTGTTACTTCGACTGTACCACCAAGGATCTGGGGGATATAACGATCCCAGATATCATGCGGGTCGAGGATGGCAGTGGGTTCGTGCGGTACCTGACCAACGAGGAGTTGGGTGCACACAATGACAAGCCGATCATCCTGATGATTGATGAGTTCGGTAAGTCCAACCCAGCGGTCAAGCTCGCGCTATTGCGTATGATGCTCGAACGTAAGATCGGGAGTTACACGCTACACCCCGAGAGCATTGTGTTTGCGACGACGAACCTAGGTGGTGAGGGTGTCGGTGACTTGTTACCAGCACACGCATGTAATCGCTTGACGGTGATCGAGTCTACCAAGCCAACGTGGGAGCAGTGGATCGAGTGGGGTATCAACAACGGTGTCGATCCTACTGTGTTGGGGTGGTGTCGCAACAACGACAAGGCGTTCGCTGACTTCCGTGATGTCGAAGACCCAGAGGATAACGACTATGTGTATCACCCACGGTCTACCCGTACGGCGTTTGTTACACCTAGGTCACTCGAAGCTGCCAGTGATTGGATGAAGGTACGCGACAAGTTCGATGACAAGACACTAACGTCTTTGCTGATTGGCACCATCGGTGGGTCAGCAGCGGGTGACATGATGGCGTTTGCTAGGCTTGCCGATCAGTTGCCGTCTATCGATTCGATCAAGTCTGATCCTAGTGGTGCGCTAGTGCCGACCAGCGCGGGTGCTGTGATGATGGTTGTGTACAAGGTGTTAGCCACACTCGAACGTGATTGGGTTGACCAGTGGATGACCTACATGTTGCGCCTATCCAAGGAAGCGCAGGGTGTGTTCGCCAATGGTGTTCGGTCTAAGAAGTACACCAAGCAATCGATGGTGATGACCAACAAGAAGTTCACGCAGTGGGCGATGGACAACAACTATCTGTTTACAGCAGACAAGTAAGGAGGAAACATGTTAGCACTTAACCAAGCACTGACTGCCGAGCAGCGGTTAGAGAAGGCAGTGATGTCTGTCATGGCGCACGACAAGTACGTGGGTCTCTCAAGTGTGCTGATGGTGGGCGACCGGACGGTGAGTGATACCGTCCCAACCGCTTGTACCAATGGCCGCGATGAGATGTATGGTAGGACGTTCGTTGATGGGTTGACTGACCCAGAGCTACGGTTCCTTGTACTGCACGAGTGTTACCACAAGATGTATAAGCATCTGACGACGTGGGAACATCTTTACAAGAAGCATCCGACCTTAGCCAACGTTGCCTGTGACTATGTTATCAACATCCAGTTGTCCGATAGTGATGAGGGTATGGGGTTTATCAGGATGCCCAAGGTTGGGTTGATAGACGAGCAGTACCGTGACATGGACAGCGCCCAAGTATTCCATAAGTTGTATGACTCGCTCGATGAGCCTGACCCCGACGATACCTGCGGGTTTGGTGATGGCATGGATGACCATGACTGGGAGGGTGCCGAAGAGTTGACCCAAGGTGAGAAGGATGATCTCGGACGTGAGATCGAGGAGGCCGTGCGTCAGGGTGCACTTGTTGCCGGTAAGCTGGGTAGTGGTGGTGCCCGTGACCTTGAGGCGTTACTCAAACCCGAGATCGATTGGCGTGAGGTACTGCGTGAGTTCATCAGTACAACGTGTGCTGGTAAGGACTTCTCTACATGGTCGCGCCCCAATCGCAGGTTTGTATCTGCCGGTGTGTATATGCCAAGCGGTATCAGTCAGCAGGTAAAGGAGTTAGTGATTGCCCTAGATACGTCAGCATCTATCGGTCAGCGTGAGTTGACTGCGTTCTTATCCGAGGTCAAGGCAGTGTGTGACATGGTGCACCCCGAGCGCATACGCCTATTGTATTGGGACACCGAGATATGCGGGGATGAATCGTACGGTACTACCGAATTGTCTACCCTAGTGCAAAGCACCAAGCCAGCCGGTGGTGGTGGTACCGACGTGCGGTGTGTGCCCAACTACATGACCGAGCACAAGATAGACCCGCAAGCTGTGATTGTGTTCACCGATGGGTACGTGTACGACTGGGGTACGTGGTCATGCCCTGTGTTGTGGGCGGTGTACGACAACAAGCAAGCCAAGCCTGACTGCGGCAAGGTAGTTCACATTGGTACAAACAAGTTATGAGGAAGGATATGACTGAGACAATCTATACGACGGAGAAACGTCACCCGCAATCAACCAAGCTATTTAGTGGTAGACCCCTGACTAAGGGTAATTACGCTACCCGTGCGGAGTTGGAAGAAGCGGTGCTCGACCGACACAACCGAGGGTATGGCTGCAGACGCATCAGCAGGATAGTGGGTGTGAGTGACACGACTGTGGCTACCATAATCAAACAATGGACGGAGAAGAGAGATGGCACCAAGGATAACTAATGTAACAGCACGTCAGTACGTGCAGCGGAAGGAATCGTTTCAAGGTAATAACTTGTTTGGTGAATGGCGGTATGGCCGGTACGTCGTGACATCGTATGGCGATCACTTCCCGCTGTTCATTTGGGAAGAAGGTACGTGGTATGAGAACATCGAGAAGATTACAGTGACAACCAGTAAGCACCGTACGCAAACACATCCCCATGAAGATACGTTACCCATGACCTGCAAAGATATGGTCGTGATAATGAATCATGGGATTGTTGGGGTAGCAGTAGGAATGGCAGTTTAAACAATGTTAAAACTAAGTCTGTAGGAGGACGATAATGAGTTATAAGCATGTATTAGTAGCAGCGTTAGAGAAAGAAGAAACACATGACGGGCCGTTTGATCTGTCTGCGTTCATCGCCAACGAACGGAATTATGGTAGTAGTGACTACGCCACGTTCCTTGAGGCACTGGCAAAGAAGTTACCCACATGTAAGTTCCGCAAGATTACAGGCAGCGGTAGTGCGATCCATGTGTATCTGCCCACCGATCACTTCACGTTGGGTAGGGTAGGTTGGGGTGATTGGTCAGTAGATGGCAAACCAACAAACTCTATAATGGTGCAGTCTCCCCGAATTAGGAATGACAAGTACGGTTCCGAGAGGACGCAGCATTACATGTGGACATCGGTAAACCCGAAGCGTGCGTTATCTAATGCGCGGGGTGCACTGCGTCCCCATACGCCTATCGCAATTGCGAAGCACTATGCACCTGATGTGGCGCGTAGGGTGTGGGATTCTGACTACGAAGGCCGCGACAAGGTAAGCAAAATCAAGGGCAAAGTAGTTCGGCATGACAGCTTAGAGCAAGAGCTGCGCGGTATCGTTGCCAGTGGGTATACGTTTATCAATGCTGAGTTCTCTGACTTGGTAACTTCTTTCCTGCACGAAGCCGACGAGTATTCCCTCCGCCAACAGAAAGTGGACATGGTACATGTACGGGCCTATATGCTGGGCGAGCAGCAAGTGTTCGATACCGTGCCGATTGCCAACATGCACAAGCACTACACCTTCGATGTTGAAGAGTCTTTCCTGCGCTATACCGAGGACACGTTACCAGATGACATCCGAGGCAAGCTGTCTATGCTACTCATGGTTGATATGAAGGAGTACGTCGATGGCGTAGGGATGCGGGTTCATGACGAGGTGTTCTATGTCACCCAATGAGACTCAAGAAGATCCAGCATACCGCGTCATAATAGACGAGAGTAAGAAAAAATCTATTAAAGTGCAGTGTATTGGAATGTATTGTGTTGACAGTGTGGTGGATGGATCGTATAGTGGGATGGAGGAGTTGCCACAGTGGATGCAAGAGAAGGTTGCCCTGCTGATGATGACTTCTTATATCCCACCTACCATCGACGTTAAAGGTGTAGGCAGACGTATCAACGAACGTACGTTCTGGGTTTATCAATAAAAGAGAAGGAGAGTGTTATGGCCGGAGTAACTCTAGCGCCAATTAAGCAGTGTGAGATGCGGTTACGCATACGTGGTACAAGTCCAATGGTTCAACATAACTGGGATGAGAAAGCCAAGCATATGATGCGGCAGAAACATGCTGGTGTTAAGACCAAGAACCGAGATGTACGAGATCCAGATAGGGAGTTCAAGGCAGCAATGCACAGGACTCCTGATGGAGCGTACGGGTTTCCGTCTGGGGGTATTAAAAAATGCCTACTCAATGCCGCTCACAAAGATATAGGTATTGAAAAGACGTTACTGAGAAAGTCCTTATTCATAATTGCAGATGCAGACAGTGAGTCAGGTGAACCTCTTTGCCTTATGGATACGCTTGAACCAATCATGCGAGAAGATGTAGTTCGTGTAGGTATGGGGTCAACAGATCTACGGTATCGCCCTGAGTTCAAAACATGGGCTATAGAGTTAACGCTACAGTATGACGGCGAGGCTCTTACACCTGAGAACATCCTAAACATATTTCAACGGGCTGGATTCGGAGTAGGTCTAGGTGAGTGGAGACCTGAAAAAGCTGGTGAGTATGGTAGGTTCGCAATCGATACAGACTTCCCAATAGAAACGACGGAGATTGTACTGTGAGTATACCCAACGCTGATGTTGCTTGGAGAAAGGGGGTCAGATTTCGGTCTGACCCTGTTCAAGTATTGGAAGTAATAGAAGAGTTAAATGTGGCACATGGGGGCTATGCCCCTGATGGATCGTTGGTAGAGATAGCACGCGACCCTCAAAACTTCTTACACGGTGACTTTGAATGGAACGATTCAGTGGCTGGCGAGAAGTATCGCCTGATGACTGAGAAGAGTATGAAGCGCAACCTTGTGTTTATATCCCATTCTCCTATCCCTGATACGCCACCAAAAACTATCCGTGTGCTACAACGCACAACGATAGATACCCCACAAGGTTCGCAAAAAGTTTGGATGTCAACCATTGACATGTTGGCTGACCCTGAAGGTAGGGACAAAATACTGAAGACAGCGAAGCGTGAGTTGGATTCGTTTGTAAAGAAGTACGAAGATCTATCTGAGTTAGCCGATATATTGTCACCCATTAAGAAGTTTCTAGGAAACTAATCTGGCAGGTTAGGTAGGGCGGGGCGGGGTGGGGTCTGGTGTGGTGGGGTGTGGTTTGGCAGGTATGGTTGGGTTCGGTTTGGTATGGCACGGTGAGGTCAGGTTCGGTGAGGTACGGTTTGGCAGGTGCGGTAAGGTACGGTATGGTCAGGCGGGATCGGGTGAGGTACGGCAGGGTACGGTATGGCAGGTCGGGCGGGGTATGGCGTGGTGAGGTAAGGTCTGGTGAGGTATGGCAGGTTAGGTAGGGTCAGGTCAGGTGCGGTGTGGTGAGGTTTGGTGCGGTACGGTTTGGCAGGTTAGGTACGGTATGGTTAGGTGCGTTCCGGTGAGATTGGGTAGGGTCAGGTAAGGCAGGTATGGCATGGCGGGGTTCGGTAGGGTGAGGCAAGGTGTGGTATGGCAGGTGTGGTCCGGTAGGGTGGGGTTAGGTCAGGTGAGGTCAGGTACGGTTCGGTTTGGTTGGGTTTGGCAGGTAAGGTTAGGTTATGTTAGGTATGGTTGTGTTTGGTTAGGTAGGGTTTGGCAGGTATGGTTTTACAAGGAGAAGTAAGTGAACGATGAGCAGACAGACCAAGTAGTCACTGCGTTGAATAACATAGCGGATTCATTAGCGCGGTTGCTTGAGATCGTTGAAGAACAACTCGAAAAAGAATCTTGATACCAGTTCCCAAGGAGAACGCATGACCCCCGAGGCCAAAGTTAAACGTGTCATTACCAAACAGCTTAAAGAGATGGGTGCTTATTACTTCTACCCAGCAACGGGTGGGTACGGGCGAAGTGGTGTACCGGACATCGTAGGGTGCTACAAAGGAAGGTTCTTCGGGATCGAGTGCAAGGCAGGTAAGAACAAACCTACCCCACTACAACAGAAGAACCTAGATGATATTGCCTCGACAGAGGGAATCGCGCTTCTAATCAATGAAGCCAACATGAAAGATGTTACGCACTTACTGGGTGCGCCATCGAACCAACACCAGCTAGAGCTGGAATTTTAAGGAGAGGAATGTGAGTAAAAGAGAGAAGGTGCTTGAGGTCATGGCGAAACACCCTAGTTGGAGTGTGCCCTTGGTGGCAAAGAAGGCTAAGTGTAGTCCTAGTTACGCGCATCTATTGCGTAAACAAGTTAAAGAAGCAGAATACAACGCTGCCAAAGCAGAGCTTGAAGCGGAATCGACAGCAGCGGTAACGTCGGTATCGGTACAACCGACTGGAGTAAGTGCAGAGGTGAAAAGAAGTTATGTAGAAACTAACGACCTACCTCCGGCCCCGGTCGAGGTAGTGACCCGAAGCAGCATTCTTAGTACCGCCAGATCGTACATCACGAGGGATAGACAAGCAGACCACGGTGATGCAGAGGATAACTTCTCGCGGATCGCAGGGTACTGGTCATTGCATATAGGTACTACGTTAACTGCTACTGATGTTGCAGTGATGATGGCGCTATTAAAGGTAGCTAGGATCAAGCAGAACCCCCAGCATGTTGATAACTGGGTGGATGGTGCAGGGTATTTCGCCTGTGGTGGTGAGATAGCAAACAAATAAAAATAGTCCGACCTTTCCAGTGTGTTAAAGCAGACTCAAAATGCGAGTATAACTGACACCGAAGGGGTGCGAAGCCCCTACTTATTAACTTGTTACTGGGTATGATATGAATCTTATTACTATAGACTTCGAGACGTTCTATTCTCAGGACTTTTCACTAAGCAAGATGACTACAGAAGAATACGTACGCGACCCTCGCTTTGAGGTTATCGGCGTATCCGTTAAAGTTAACGACGAGGCTACCGAATGGGCGAGTGGGACTCATGAACAACTTAAAGATTACTTCAATGGTTTCGATTGGAAAGACTCTATGGTGTTGGCTCACAACACAATGTTTGACGGTGCTATACTTTCTTGGCTATTCGATATTCATCCTCGGGTGTGGGCTGACACTTTGTGCATTGGCCGTGCTGTACACGGGGTGGAAGTTGGGGGCAGTCTCAAGGCGTTGGCCGAACGATATCAGATCGGCGCTAAAGGTACCGAAGTTTTAGATGCCAAAGGCAAGCGGCGGCTAGATTTTACTGATGAAGAGCTGGATAAGTACGGCGACTACTGCATCAACGATGTCGAGTTAACCTACAAACTCTTTGGGATTATGGGTAAGAAGTTTCCCAGACAAGAACTTAAGATCATAGACCTGACACTACGTATGTTCATCGAGCCTATGCTTGATCTCGACCTAGGGTTACTGGAACAACACCTAGAAGACACTAAAGAACTTAAGGATAAGTTGTTACTAGATGCGGGTGTAGATAAGAAAGATTTAATGAGCAACCCTAAGTTTGCTGGGTTGCTAGAGATATTGGGGGTTGTCCCTCCGATGAAGACCAGCCTTACTACGGGTAAGGAGACTTTCGCCTTTGCCAAGTCTGATGAAGGGTTCAAAGCATTATTAGAGCACGAAGATGTGCGGGTGCAAACCTTGGTCAATGCTAGGCTTGGTAACAAGAGCACGCTTGAAGAAACAAGGACGCAACGGTTCATCGACATAGCCAAGCGGGGACTACTCCCTGTTCCTGTAAAGTACTATGCAGCACATACTGGACGTTGGGGTGGGGCGGACAAGATCAATTTACAGAACCTTCCTAGTAGAGGGCCAAACGGTAAGAAACTCAAGAAAAGTATGATTGCCCCTGATGGTTACGTGCTGATTGACTGCGATTCAAGTCAGATCGAGGCCCGAGTGTTGGCATGGTTGGCAGGTCAAGAAGATCTTACTGAAGCATTCCATGTAGGGGATGATGTCTACAAGAAGATGGCGATGTCCATATACGGGGCCAACAGGGAAGAAGATATCACTAAAGACCAGCGGTTTGTTGGTAAGACTACTATCCTTGGTGCCGGTTATGGCATGGGCGCAGTGCGATTTAAAGAACAGCTACGATCTTTCGGGTTCGAGATGGATCTTAGTGAAGCTCGCAGGGTTATCTCGGTGTATCGTGAAGCGAACTTTAAGATAACAACTTTATGGCGTGACGCTGGCTATATGCTAGAGAACATGGCGCGAGGTGGCAGCTTACAGTTTGGGTTAGGGGAAGTACTTACGGTTGATGCAACTAGAAACGCAATCATACTACCGTCTGGATTACTCATGCGTTACGACGAGTTGGCCGGTGAGCAAGGTGAAAGGGGTGTGGAATACACCTATAAAGTTAGACGAGGCCGAAACCGGATCTATGGTGGCAAGGTGATAGAGAACGTATGCCAAGCCATTGCGCGTTGCATAATCGGGGAGCAGATGCTAAAAATTGCTAAACGATATCGCGTTGTTTTAACGGTACATGACTCCGTTGTTTGCTGCGTTCCCGAAGAAGAAGTAGTAGAAGCGCAAGAGTATATCGAAGGATGTATGCGCTGGTTACCTGCTTGGGCTGATGGGATGCCAATCGATTGTGAGTCCGGTATAGGTAAGTCTTATGGAGATTGCGAGTGACTGAGATACTAGACTTTGAAGAACACAGAACTAAGCACGCTAATAGAAACAAGTTATACATACACCACAAATCTAAGCCTACGGTACGAGAAGATAGTCAAGAGATGGTCGTCAGCTCAGTTGGGGTTACCTCGTTAGGAGATGATCCTGAGTTGGTTATTATGATTAATCAGATGGAAGGTGGTCGGTTGGATACGGTGACATTCAGCGTTGAAGAGATACCGCACCTTATGGACGCGCTACAAGAAGCATACGATTATATTTCTGGGGAAGATTGATGAGCATAGCCCCTTGGTCGTTCAGTAAGATAAAGGCGTTCGAGCAATGCCCAAAGAAGTTTTACCACTTGAAGGTAGCTAAGGACTACTCCGAGCCTGAGACTGATGCGATGTACTACGGTACCGCGTTCCATGAAGCAGCCGAAGAATACGTACGTGATAACGTACCACTACCACCTCAGTTTGATTACGCTAAGGGTGCGCTAGATGCTTTAAACGCTAAACGTGGTAAGAAGTTATGCGAATACAAGATGGGGTTGACTGAGAACCTAGAACCCTGCGACTTCTTTGCTGATGACGTGTGGTTCCGTGGGGTAGCCGACTTGATTATCCTTGATGAGGAAGCCGAGACTGCTTGGGTAATAGACTACAAGACGGGTCGAAACGCACGGTACGCCGACAAAGGGCAGCTTGAGTTGATGGCTTTAGCAACATTTAAACACTTTCCTGCTATTAAGTTTGTACGTGGTGGCCTTATGTTCGTGGTGTCAAACGAACTAATTAAAGATAGTTATGCCTTGGGCGCACAAGGAGGGCTATGGGAAAAATGGTTAGGAGATTTCAGTCGTATGGAATCTGCCTTTGAAAACAATTCGTGGAACACCAACCCTAGCGGGTTATGCAGGGCGCATTGCGTGGTGTTGGAATGTCCACACAACGGGAGAAGTTAGATGCCTTATAGAAATAAAACAGACCGAAAGAAACAAGTAAACAAATCACCAGATAGTCCAGAGTTCAGGCGTCGTATGGCGCGACAGGAAGCTAGACGTGAAATGGACAGGACAGGTAAAGACGCTAACAAGAATGGCAAAGCAGACAAGCGAGAAGGCAAGGATGTTAGCCATAACAAAGCCCTAGCACAGGGCGGCACTAACAAGGACGGCGTGAAGGTGGAGAGTGCGAGTGCCAACCGTAGCCGTAACTTAAAGAAGAAAAAGAACTCTCCCAGACGTTTAGCTTGATGCGTCTTTAAAAAACGTACCCTGTATCCTCCAGTTATAGGGTGCAAAAATCAGGTTAGTCCAGAGGTAGTTCATACCGATATCGCAGACCTAGCCCTATCTGTGGACGAAGCAGGGCTTTTAGGAGCAGGAAAAGTGGAAATTATAAATAACAAGGCGTTGCTCTTGCGGCTTCGCAACCCTAAAAAAGTAACGACAGTCATACCCAAAAGTAAACAGTTACCTGATAACAAAGTAATGGTTAACTGGGGTATCGACGAGGCTCAAGTACTTAAAAATTTAAACATCAAAGTACCTTCCCCGATTGAAGGGAAGTACAAGTGGACGGGTAAGTACACGCCGTTCGAGCACCAGAAAACGACTTCTTCCTTTCTTACGTTAAACAAACGTGCCTTCTGTTTCAACGAGCAGGGTACCGGCAAGACTGCTAGTGCTATCTGGGCGGCAGACTATCTGATGAACGAAGGGCACATTAAACGTGCTCTAGTGATATGCCCCCTTTCCATTATGGATTCCGCATGGCGTAACGATTTATTTACATTTGCGATGCACCGAACAGTAGACGTGGCTTACGGGCCAGCAGCAAAACGGCGGGGCATAGTTAATAACGGCGCTGACTTCGTGATAATAAATTATGATGGGGTAGAGATCGTATCAGAAGCTATAGCCAACGGTGGGTTTGACCTGATTATTGTTGATGAGGCGACTCATTATAAGAATGCACAGACCAAACGATGGAAAACTTTGCACGCATTACTCACGCCAGATAAATGGTTGTGGATGATGACCGGTACTCCCGCAGCTCAGAGTCCCCTCGATGCTTATGGTATAGCCAAACTTGTTAACCAGTCAGCGGTGCCAAGGTTCTTCGGGTCATTCCGTGACCGAGTGATGACAAAGATCACCAACTTTAGATGGGTGCCGAAGGACGACGCAACCGATACGGTGTACAGGGTTCTCCAACCGGCTATCCGGTTTACTAAAGACGAGTGCCTAGACCTACCCCCTATGGTGTATGTAAAACGGGAAGTTGAACTTACCAGACAACAGATTAAATACTATAAGTTGTTGAAAGATCGGATGGTCATGGATGCAGCGGGAGAGCAGGTAACTGCCGCCAATGCAGCGGTTAACATGAACAAGTTACTACAAATATCTTGTGGTGCAGTTTATACCGATAACGGTGAGGCGCTAGAGTTCGACATCAAGCATCGGTACAAAGTGCTGCGAGAAGTTATTGACGAGTCCAGTAAGAAGATCCTTGTTTTCGTACCTTTTAAACACGTTATAGACATGCTAGTGGAGAAGCTAGGGAGCGATGGGATTACGACAGCAGTAATCAGGGGTGATGTTCCTGCCCCTAAACGCACGGAAATATTTAAACAGTTTCAAACCCTCGAAGACCCTAAAGTTTTAGTGATCCAACCCCAAGCAGCAGCGCATGGTGTAACCCTTACGGCTGCAAATACAGTGGTGTGGTGGGGGCCAACCAGTTCATTAGAAACGTACGCACAGGCCAACGCTCGTGTACATAGGTCAGGTCAAGACCACAAGTGTACCGTCGTTCAGTTGCAAGGATCGGCTATAGAAAAGCACGTCTATAGAATGCTTGATAACAAAATAAACATACATACAAAAATGATCGACTTATACAACGAAATACTTGCGTAATAGATCCAAGTACATTATATTCAACAGTTCGATAAGTGAAGGAGATCGAAATGAGTGAAGGTAGTACTTTGTCTTTGGAGAAACTGACTAAAGTTTATTTGAAGATGACTGCTAAACGTACTGAGTTAAAGAGCGCATTTGACGCAGAGTACAATTTGCTGACGCAAGAACGGGATAAGGTGAAACAAGCCCTACTTAACTACTGCAAAGAGAATAACGTGGACAGTCTTAAAACTCCAGAAGGTTTGTTTTATCGTTCAGTTAAGCAGAGTTATTGGACGAGTGATTGGGAATCCATGTACGAATTTATACTTGAGAACGAAGTACCTGAGTTATTCGACAAACGCCTTAACCAAAAGAACGTACGCCAGTACCTAGAAGAAAACCCCGATAAGCTGCCGAAAGGTTTGAACTCGGATTCATCATACACACTTTCTGTCAGGAGACCGAAAAAATGAGTAGCCCCTTTGTCCCTATTGCAGATGTCGCAGAACATTTCAAGGTAAACCAAGCCACAATACGAGGCTGGTTGAAACAAGGGATAATTCCCAAAGACACGTATATCCACATCGGTTCCACCTACAGGTTTAACTTAGCTGCCATCACGGACGCGTTAACCACAGCGAAAAGCGAAGAAGGTAAACCTGCCACATGGAGCGATGTTAGTGATAACGAGGAATCTATCCCATCATTAGAAACAGATGAAGATTATTGATGGGTGAGATGATAAAAAGAATTAGCATACGTAACCGTCAGTTCGATGGTTTGCCAGAAATGGCAAAAGATTCTGTAAATGTGATCGTGGTTGGTATAGCCTATATGTCCCGTATTTATTACGCGGATGATTACAACCCTAGCAAGGTTGCTTTACCAACTTGTTGGTCTTCAGATACAGATTCACCCGCTACTGATGTTCCAGTAGAGCAAAGGCAAGCGGGGCGGTGCTTAGATTGTGTTAACAATATAAAGGGTTCAGGGAAAGGGCAAAGCCGCGCATGTAAATTCGTGCAACGGTTAGCCGTAGTTACGGAGGATGATCTGGAAACAGTTTATCAACTACAACTCCCTTCTAATTCTATATTTGGTGACGCAGTTGGGGTAAACATGCCACTACAAGCCTACGCTAGGTATTTAGAGGCACAGAATACCCCGATAGTCGCTGTGATAACGAAGGTCTTTTTTGACCCTAGTAGCGACATACCAAAACTCTTCTTCAGACCTATACGTCCGTTGGAAGAGCAGGAGTACGAAGCCGTACAGAAAATGATGAAGCATCCAGATACTATGAAAGCAATTACTTTCAGCGTAGTGCCAGTGGAGGACGCGGGTGTGTCACCTTTTTCAGAAGTTGACGGTTTTAATTTTAATGACTGAATGTTTGGAGAAACATATATGAATTACAAGATTGGAAATGTAGAAGCACTTTACCCACGTATCAATAAGACATACAAGTTTGACAGTGGTGAGAACCGCAGTGTTCCATGCGACCCATTGGATGATGGTGCTGCATACGAAATGTCTTTCAAGATGAATCAAGATAAAGCCAAGGCACTCATGGCTGCTATGGCGGCTTTCTACAAAGAGAAGCGTGAGGCGAAGTGGCCTGAAAAGTTCCCTATGCCTTTTACAAAAGACGATGACGGTATGTACATCGGCAAAGCAAAACTTAAAGGGGCGTACGGTAAAGACGCTACCAATAAGCCCAAGCAATACGATGCCAAGAACAAAGAGTTACCAGAGGACTTCCAGTTAACTTCTGGCAGTACGGTAAACCTTGCGGTTGTCTTGGTGCCCTACAGCATGGCAAGTGCTGGGGTATCGTTGCGGTTACGTGCGGTTCAGGTAACTAAGTACCTGCCTGTACAAGTTGCGTCTCCCTTTGATTCTGTAGACGGATTTAATGCTGACGATATTGCAGAGGAAGATGAGAATCCTTTTGCAGAGGTCGAAACCGAAAGCAGTTCGGTGGTAGAAGTTGATAGTGATATCGATGACGCATTTGATGAACCAGCAGAAGAACCTATCGAAGAACCAAAGAAGAAAGCGGCCAAAGTTAAAACGGCTGCACCGAAAGAGAAAGAAGATCTGAGTGACCTTGTTGATGCTTGGGACGACTAGTCCCGATTAATTTGGGTCTCTTCTAGAAGAAGCCCATTCATTAACAGTACCCACGGCTAGATTAGTCGAAGAGGGCGTAGCAATGCCCCTGCCGTGGTGTCTTTCGGATCTATCTTATGGAAACAGCAATATTTTTAAAGGAGGCGCTACCAGAGAGTGGATCGTATTGTGTTTTTGCATCTAACACATCTGCGGATAGAAGGAGCCAACAGTTCTTTGACTCTGTAGATGACGTGGTTGATGCGGCACAGGATTTAGATACCAAGGGGTATGATGTTTATTTTGCGTTAGCTAGTTTTAAAGAAGCCAAATCCCGCAAAGTAGATAACGTACAACATCTAAAATCATTTTTCCTAGACCTCGATTGTGGCCCATCCAAAGATTTCGTATCGCAGACAGAAGCGTTAGCACAACTTAAAGTGTTTTGTAAGCAGCTTCAACTACCTCGCCCGTTACTGATTAATTCAGGACGCGGCATTCACGTATACTGGGTGTTGTCAGAAGCAGTACCCTTAGATGACTGGTTGCCAGTGGCACTCAGGCTAAAGCAGTTATGTGCAGAGAACAACTTTCTAGCTGACCCCGCAGTTACAGCGGATGCAGCACGGGTATTACGTATACCCAGAACCCACAACTACAAACCCGAAATTCCCGCAGAGGTTGATTTCGTAGGTACCCACCTACCGACCTTGGTTGACTTTGATTTATTTTCAAGGCTGCTTGGAAATGACTTGATACCAGTTCCCACAAAAAGATTTGATGGGGCTAACGCCGTAATGAACGCGGCGTTGTCGAACCGTGAGTATCGGTTCAAAGACATACTACTCAAGACGAGCCAAGGGGAAGGGTGCGCCCAGATACAGAAAGCACTAACCAACCCTAATGGAGTTTCGGAGCCTATATGGCGTGGGATGCTATCGGTGTTAAAAGCCTGTAGCGATGGGTCAAGAGAGAAGGCACACAAGATATCGAAGGGTTACGACGGTTATGACCCTGAAGAGACTGATTCAAAGTGGGATAACTTAACGTCCGACAAACGTTATACCTGCGTTAAATTCGAGGAAACTGAACCAGAAACGTGTTTACAGTGTCCAAATAGGGGCAAATACAGGTCACCTTTGCATATCGGTAAGCGCGTTAGAGAAGCTACAGAAGAGGAAAATACGGTCGAAGCACCTGCTTTAGACCTACCTAATGCACCGGTCAATACCTATGTAATACCTAAGTACCCGTTCCCATATATTAGAGGTACGAACGGGGGAGTTTACATACGGTCACAAGATTCGGAAGGAAACGAAAACGAAGAACGGATTTACCATAACGATATCTATATTGTTAAGCGCATCGTAGATTTAGAGTTAGGTGAATCTGTGGTGGTACGTCTGCATCTACCTAGAGACGGTGTACGGGAGTTCACTCTGCCTTTAACGGCAGTTACATCTAAGGAAGAACTTAGAAAGAACATGTCCATGCACGGGGTAGCTGTTTCAAGAGTGGAAAAATTGATGGAATACATCACAACTTGGGTAAATGAACTACAGGAGAAGGAAGTGGCCGATAAAGCATATAGACAATTTGGTTGGATAGACGACGAGGCAACAGGGTTTGTACTGGGTAACCAGATGATCCTGAAAGATGAGGTGGTATTTAACCCACCTTCTAAGGCCACAGCGGGTATGTTCCCCGCATTTGAGCCGCAGGGTACGTTAGATGAGTGGCGAGAGGTAATTAACTTTTACAATAAGCCGGGATTTGAATTACATCAGTATGCTACTTGTACTGGGTTTGGATCTGTCTTGATGCAGTTCATAGATGATATCGCTTGTTCTGCATTACACCTTTACAGTAAGGAATCTGGTTTAGGTAAAACAACCGCCATGAAAGCATCTGCATCTATATGGGGTGACCCAGCAGAGTTAGTGATTAACGAGCAGGATACGCACAACACCAAGATGAATCGTTCTGAAGTATTGCATAACCTACCGCTGCTCATTGACGAGTTGACTAATGCAAAGAGTGAAGCGTTGAGTACGTTGGCGTTGCAGTTCACCACGGGTAAGCAGAGGGGCAGGCTTATTAGTGGGGGTAACGCAGAGCGGTTGCGGGGTGAGTCTTGGAGCCTTCTTGCGTTGACGACGGGGAACACCAGTATCATAGAGCGTATCCGTATGAAGAAAGAGAATCCAAATGCCGAAGCGCAGAGGATACTTGAGGTACGTGTTGAGAAGATGTTTACCGGTTCTAGTAGTAAGGAAGAGACCGATGATTTCAGCCGTGCGTTAGGTAAGTGCTACGGGCACGCGGGGCCAGTGTTCGTGCAGTATGTCATCAACAATCTAGACGAGGTTAAGCGGTTGATACGGGAGATCCAGATTCGTATCGATAAGAAAGCAGGGCTGTCTTCAGAAAACCGATTCTGGTCAGTACATGCAACACTTACTTTGGCAGGGGCTATTATCGCAAAACAGCTAGGTCTTATTCGGTTTGACATACCGGCGCTTACTGATTGGACGGTTAGCATGTTGTTAGAGAATAAGGCCAAGGCGCATGACATGGCTGTCTCTATCGAGCAAACCCTTAACGAATATGTCAACGAGCATATCGATAACATCCTGCGTATAAAGAGCACTAGCGACCTGCGGAAGATTGACGGCACTGCTATGGAGTCCATAATTTTACCGGAGGCTGTACCCCGCAACAAACTGGTGGCGCGATATGAGACTGATATTAAGAAGCTCTACCTAGTACCCAAGCCGTTGCGGTTGTGGTGTGGGGAGCAGCAGATAAACTACGGGGCGTTCATAAATGATCTTGTCGAAAAGCTAGGAGCCAAGCGGATGAAGATGCGTTTGAGCAAAGGCACCCAACTAAATATGCCCCCAACAGATGTGATTGCAGTTCAATTTTCTGAGGGTGACGATGAAGAGGGGAGTATTGAGAACGTTTGATCTATCGCCTGACGGCGTTCAGATTATAATTGATTGGGGGAGTATGGTTGTCGGCTCATCTATATTTGTACCGTGCATCAATACTCCACAAGCTGTAAAGCAAGCCAAGGCCATCACAAAGAAAAAAGGCTGGGCTATAGAAACTAGAGTTAGGGTGGAGAGTGGCAAATTAGGGGTTCGTGTATGGCGGGTATTGTGATATATTTAGCTCGACAGTTCGTCCTCCTTCTCACACTTCGTGCTGTCATCCTCCTGCTCTCTGAGCGCCCCCTCTTCGGAGGGGGTTTCCTAACTCCTACACTAAGGAGTTCCTGATGGAAGCAAACAAAACTGAACTATTACTCGCGTGGATGACTCTTATTAAGCTGCGTGACAGTAACGTGTTAGATGCTGGTGACGACCAGATCATATTGAGTACGCTACAAATACTCGACAAAGAACAACGCCACTTAGATAACTAATCGTCGAGCGTAATAGGCGAACTGTCGTCTAAGTGTTCTTGTAGAGACCTTCGGAACATAGGGCTTATTGCAATACCGTTGTGCATGGTGGCAGAAGTACGCATGTGCGATCTCATAGAACGTGCAACTGAATCCGATGTAATAATTGCTTTCGGGAACTTCCTACTTACACGCTTATTGAAGTCCAAGATATCTTGTTTGACATCCCGAGCTTCTTCGTAGTCTCCCATACGCATGGCGAGGTAGTATTGCTTGAGTAGCTTGCCTCGGTTAGTACGTAAAGTATTCTCTATACGCTTAACCCCTTGGTTCTCTTCTTGCCGTCTTGCGTACTCAGCGGGGGCAAAACCTACCACCTGTGAAATAAGCTGCCCACCGGTAATGTCGTCAAGGATAGGATCTTTACGTCGCGTTAAGGCACCCTCTTCCGTATAACGTATTGCCTTCAAACCATTACGGACTGCCCCCGGCACCATCGCCTCGATACCGCGCTCCATGTTTCCGTTAATAAGCTCGCCTGTGCCTCGGATAAACGACTTACTAACACTCCATGCAGGGCCACCTAAGTAATACCCTAGCGTCTCTTCTGGTGAGGCATCTCGGTTGTAACGGTTTACTTGGAATAACAAGTTAGTGAGAGCAACCCGTTGCGATACATCTACGTCAAGCAGTTCTGTTAGAGCACCCTTATACCAACCCTCTCCGATATGCTTACGTACGATGGTCTCTGCATCATCCTCATCCTCATCCAAGAACAAGTTAGCGATCATAGTGAATGCACCGAAGAGTGGTAACCCCTGCACCCCTGCAAAGAACAACGCTGAACCATGCACTGCAACCAACTGTCTGAGCGCAGCCTTCCGAACCTCGGGGTCATTCTCCCGACGCAACCCAGCTACCGCTGTCTTAATCATCGTGTAGTACATCTGTATGCCGTACGTCTTATACATCAGAGCAACTCGGCCTATACCTTTCTGGGCAAACCGAGGAGCAGTTTCTAAGACTGAACCACCGTTCAATTGCTGCGCCTCGAATAACGAGTTTTGAGCAGCGAGTTCTCTCTTCTTAGCCGTAGACATGGCTTGTTCTGCTTTGGTAGCTCTTTTTGGATCGTTAATACGGGCTAACTCTAACTTGTACGCTGCAAGCATTGTCACTTGGCGGTTGTACTGCTCCACCTGATGGAACATAAATGCTGACCACCCACTTATTCTATCGATAACACTCTTGTCTCGCCCAGAAGAATCTAGACCCAAGCTATCTGCAAACAGGGATCGGTTGAGCTGTCCACGTTCTGCTGCAAGTTGGACAAGCGGTAGGATCTCTTCAAGTTCTTTCCTACGCTCTGCATAGCCTTCAATGTCTTTACGTACAGTGTAGTTACCCGCTTCATCCATCTCGAACAAGTTGTCCATAGAGGGCATTGCGAAAGCATCGACCGTATCGTTCTTACCAAAGGGCACAATACCGCGAATACGGCGTGACCTTGTTTTGCTGGAGAGGAGCGTGCCAGATACTAGACCCGCCGCTTCAGTAATTGCTTTGCTTGCACTACGGAAACCGTGTTTACCGCCCAACATAGGCAGTACGAACAGTGGCACCTGAGATAGGTTGACCAGCGCAGAAGAAGTGTTAAACCCAATAGTCCATATAAATGCAGCACGGTTAGCTGACTGAGCAAAACCATCTTTAGGTGGCCGCATGGCGAACTCTGCCCGAGCTTCTAATTCTGCTTGTATATCTTTAAGGGTACCTTCACGGTTCTTTAAACCGGCTAACGTGCCATCAAGGTTATCAGGGTCAGTACCGAGTATCTGTTGCTGCATCTTCGTTATGCGATTGGTGTAATCTAGACGCGTAACTTGCCGCCCAATATCGTATATCTTAGATCGCATAACCCTTATATGATCTTGGTCGAAGCCAGCAACCCCTTCCCGTCTCTGAAAGTTCTTAGCAAAAGATGTTTCGGGTAACGTCTCTATGAACGAATTCAGTATTTGATTCCTAACCGCTGCATCTACTTTTGCCGTCTCTAGGATCTCCAGCACTTCGTTAACAAAACTGGCAGAGGTGGTTTTCTTGTATGTCGGAGAGTCATTACCATCATACTCGCTATATACCAACGCACCTTCCCCATCTCGTTCTACGGTATCGTTATTCTCTAACTCGTTTTTAACGTACTTATCACGCTCTCTAGGACTTTCAAACATCAAGAACACAGGTTCAGTGCTATCTGTTGCTTCGTTATAGGCTTGGAAGCTAAGTTTGTAATCCCCGGAGCGCATTAGTGGGAAGTAAGGATCTGTACCAGCCCGATCAGTTATCTTATCGAAGACAGATTTACGTAACTTTTCTTTGTTTTCTTTGTCTACGTCAAGCCCGTCAATACGTTTGTTGATGACAGCAATCAGTTCTTTGTACAGCTTGGCGTAAGAATCTCGCATACCTACGTAGATGTCTTGCCCACCGCTTTCTTTGAGCTTGTTCCATTTAGGTTGCAGCCCTTTCCAGATCGCTAACTTTGCTGCATTCTTTTCGTAGGTGCTTCTAGGCTTGGAGGGGTCAACACCTTCTAGGGTGCTTTCGGTTATAACGTCATCTAGCAGGGGCACGGCGGCTTGATTATTTTTAGCCCACTCATCTACTTGTTTCATGGTGCCATCGGCAGCGTTGTCTTTCTTGTTCAACTCACCGCGCTGCTCTTCCATCAACCTGTGTAGTCGTTGACCTAAATCACCTAACTTCTTGTTATAGCTACCTGCTATGTCTGCCAAAGCCTGTGAAGGCATGAAGCCTAGGAAGGCACGGCGGGTTTTACCGGATACGCCGCTCCGTAGGAACTTATCCGATTGGTTAATAAAGTCTTCCCGAAACTTCTTGGTGGGTGCCTTAAAATCTTTCTGCACGTTACCCATCTTACGCATCAACGCTCTGACTTCTGGGTCGGTAGAGTTTTGCAGCAGGTCACCAGCACCTTGCATATCTGAAGCAGGGGCTATAATTTTTTGCAGTAGGGTATCTAGTTCGGTAAAGGCATCTGTTTTGGATAACTCGACAGGGGCTAGACCAAGTTTGCTACGTATGAAGTTACTTATATTATTGTAAAGGGCTTGTAGAGCACTTATAAACTTACCTTTCACCTGAACCTGTATCTTAGATAGTTCTTGGATAAACTCCTGACTACCGTAAGCCTCCGCAACAAACTCTAGTACATTATCAGTGCCGTTTACGCTAGATAGTTTTGGTTCAACTTCTTTAAACAGCTTAGTTATCTGCTTAGTAAGAGGGTGTGAGGGGTTCTGCAATGTTGCATAAGTTACCGCATGAGCCATCTCGTGCATTAATGTGGCAGGGGTAAGTCCTACTACCTCATCTAACAAAATTATGTCGTTAAAGTGTTTTAAACCCTTGTCAGTACTTACTGGTTGGTACATCCCCGGTATGCGCGTTTTGTTCTTTTCGCCTAACTTATTTAACACTTGTCGGTACGCTATCGCGGTCTGTTTATTCTTTAGTTCGTAGTAGTTGTCTTTACCGGAGATATCTTCTGGGTTCGCAGGTACGATGGCAACTTTAGTAGTGCCTACCATCGTAGAGAACTGTTTAGCCAACCGCTTAATTATAGGGTCAACTTCTGACTTACTAACAAGCTCTAGCGCCTCTTTGAGATTACCCTCTTTCAATTGTTGTATTACCGAATCTGGTAGGGGGGTATCAACACCGTCTTGGAATCTAGGTATACCTAGGTCTTCTTTGACCTTCGTTATTATCTCGTTTACGGAACCCGATTCGCCTTTAGCCATACGTTCGTTAGCTTCTTTTACAACGTCTTCGGGTAATGATTTCAGCTTAGTTCTAGACTTTGTTTTCGGGCGTTTCTGAGCAGTGCCTGACAATTCAGGTACTTTAATCTTTTTATTTTTAGCGCCTTCCGTTACCGCTGCGTTAGCTTTCCTTTGCTTAACAGCTTTTTCGTCAGCAGTTTTTTGCGCCATAGCTTCTCGGATAGTTCGCTCGGTTTCTACTGCGGCAGTAACTTGTTTACGATACTCTGGGGGCACATTAGCTAGTGCAGGTTCTATACCCAAAGGCGACTTCATCACAGCTTCTGCACGCTCGCCAATAGTTAGCGGCTTAGTATCCAGTTCTTGACGCTGCATATCCCTACTGACTTGGTTTACGAAACGTCTTTGCTCGCCTTGTTGCTCAAGATCTGCCTCAGAAATAGACCCTTCAAGTTCAAGTTGTCCGTCAACAACTGCCGCAGGAGTAAACTCAGTAGGTGCACCCCTACCTTCGAGTACCTTTAGTTGTTCTGTGATAGACAGCCCTTCAAGGCTCTTCATGTCAAACTTCTTGGGTGTTGTCCCAGTATCTTCTTTCGCTTCTCCTATGACAGATTCCTCTGTGATAGTTTCTTCTATCGTACCTGATGGGGTAGTAACTTCTTTTACTGTCTCTGCCGTTTCGGTTTCCCCAAAGGCAAGCTCGATCTGTTTGTTCTGAGGCACACCCAAGAACTCGTTTATCTTAGCTTTAGTCGGAGCATCTTTTACGTCTGGGTTATCTACATACGCTTTTAACTTTTCATTCAGGTAGGGTAAAGAAACTTCTTTCCTAGTCATTAGATCTTGGTAGATAGGTTTAGTTCTTCGGTTGCGCGTATCTGTTGGAGCAATCCCAATGTCTTTCAGGAACTTCTGACTGATCTTTTGTGTAGGTTCTGGCGCAGGTTCTGGCGCAGGTCTTCTGGCTTCTTGCGCCTCTGCTGTAGTGAGTGCCTGTGGGAATAAATCTGTTTGCGGTCTACCGGCTAACTCTGCTTGCGCTGCGCCCAATGCTTGTGCTTCATCAGCAAGTTGTCTTTGCTGGAGTACATTAGCTGCAGGTTGGTCACCTGATACTACTACCGACTCACGGTACTCTTCGATCAAAGCCTTTTGCGTTTCTACTTCTTCTTCAAGCAGCCTATTATCGTAGTCTTTTTTAGATACCGTTTTGCCCTCGGAATCTGTAATAAACTCTGCACCAGCAAGTACTGGTAACTTACTAGGATCTATGTCTTTAGGAGCTGCCGCCCTAGCTTTTTCTGCTCGATCTTCAAAGATAATAGACGCTTCGGTATTAGCATCTTCTATCAGGGCATTAGGTACACCGAGAGTATTTGCTCTGTCGTAAGATTCACGGAGAGCATTTGTACGCGCTTCTTCTACAATGATAGCTTCTTGTTCTTTTGCTTTGGCTATAGCGCGGAACTCAGTGTTCTGCCGCGCCTCATCGAAGTCGTATCCTGCTTCTTCTATTGTCTCTCTGTTACCACGTAGTACACTTCCATCTTCAAAGATTATTTCTGCTGAAGGGTCGTACCCTAACTGCAATGTTTCTTCTACAGACTCTTCGGTTACTTCTTCTGGATCAACGTCGCCCCTACCTCTTGACTTAGGTAGTGCTAGATCAAGCAGCCCTTGAACCAAGCCGCCAACACCTGCCCCATAGCCAAACGCTTCACCACTACCCGTGAATACTCCTTGTTCAGGATTGTAAACGCCTTTCTCAATAAGGTTCTGGGCTATACCCGCAGCCATTTCCTGTGCACCTTCAGCACCACCTGCAATACCAGCACGTTTAACGCGACCCAGTATCTGTTTAACGACGCTATCATCAACGTCTTTACGGAGTGCACCTAGGACTTTAAGCGGGATTAATTCGGACAGACCAACTACGGCACCTAACGCAGTAGCAAAGCCGCGTTCACCTTCGGTAGCATCAGCAGCACGCGAACGTTCTCTAGCTTCACCAGCACCAGCGCCAACAGCTAACCCACCAGCAAGGGGCATACCAATGCCCGGAATTAAAGAAGCAAGACCAAGACCCGCAAACGACCCAACTGCCTCACCAAACTTACCACCTACGGTATCTTCAGAGCCACGGTCGGGTGCAAAGTACTCTCTGGCAGAACCAGCGGTATCGAGGATAGATTCACGAACATCTTCTTCAGCTTCTTCGGTCAGTATAGAAGCGCCACCTAATGCAGCTTGTTCAGCTAACCCGATAATCCCCCTAGGAATACCCTTACCAAACTCTTCGATCTGGTCTAGAAAGTCGGGTTCAGGGAGTTCGGGTTCAGGGGCTTGGTTAATAACAGCAACAAGCTGCTCCAAGGTAGCACCTTCTGGCCCCTCTATCTCATATACTTTACCGTTGGGAGCTTCTACTTCGTATATAGGCATGAAGCGCCCCTCTTATTTGACGCCTTTCAGCTTAAAACCGCTCGTGTCTGTACTCGCTGCCGCTGCAGGTTCAGGAACATCTATCCCTAAGTCTTTTAGCTGTGCATCGTAAGCATCTAGCATTGGGGCGTATTGTTTAGCCATTGCGTCTAGGATTTTTTTCTTCCACTTTGCAACTTCTGCCGGATCGTCTCGTATATCCTCGGGTATTGACGCTTCAGCCTCTATTGAATCTAATGCAGCAGCGCGTTCTGCAATTACTGCGGCTATATCGGTTTGCGTTTTAGCTTTACCCCTATTTATATTATTAATTAGGGTGGCCCTGCTTGACTCTTTGCTTGCTGCATTCCCTTCTCTAGCAATGGCATTAGACTCTTTTCGATAACTAGCTAGATCTGCATCTGATTGGGCTTTCAACGTACTTCTTACGTTTTCGACTTCCGCTTTAAATTTTTGCCCTGCATTTGCAATAACGATATCGGCCTCTTGCTGCCTTGCTTGCCTAGCATCGTTGCTTTGAGTGCTGTACATAGCAACTTCTGCGTCAACCAACGTCCGTGCATCTGCTTTAAACCCCTTCCTAGCATCAGCGCCGTATGCAAGTGCTCCTTTAGCGATATCATCGGAACGCGTCACTAACTTGTCGAGGGAATCTTGACGGGCTTTGAACAAACTATCCTTACGTTCTTGGATATCCCCTTCTCTAGCTGACATTGCACCTGAAATACCTGCACCTACAGAACCAAGGCTACCCCTGTTTGCCGCACCTGCTAACGCTTCTCTGATGGTTGTCGCTCTAGAAGGTTTATAGTTCTCCTCACGCTCCTTGGTTCGCCGCGCCATCGTATTCATTTCTTCTTTAAGCTCAGGATCTAACTGCATTTGTTTTCTGTAGTCTGTCCTAGCCGCTGCTTCTCCATCTACACCCGCTGTTTTAAGAGCACCCAAACCCTCTGTTATCTTGTCAGTGCTAGGTCTTTGCCCCGCATCTTTTAGACTTTGAGGGATATCTATACCCGTAGCAGATACTTTAGGCACCTCTACCTCTTCTTCTACACTTACATCTACCGTTTCTTCTATTTTTTCTTCGGGTAAACCTTCAAATACTTTTTTTGTTCGGTCATCGACAGGGGGTAACTTTTCAGGGAGATTTACTCCCGGCATTAAGCCTGCCAACCCTTTTGGAGCGCCTCCTACATTACCCAACATTGGAGATTCAGGGAATTCTGTTGTACCAGTAAATTCTTTTTTTACTTCTTCTTTTTCTGGCATACCTAGTTTTTGGCGGTAGGCTTCAGTCATAGAAAAATCTTTGCGTGCGCTAGGTACCGCAGCAGCTTGCTCCATAGCTTGTTCTGCTTTCTCTCTAGGAAGACCCCTAGATTCTTGATCCGCAATTCGCCTCTCTAGTTCTTCAAGGCTAATACCTAGTTTTTTAGCTATTGCTCCGCCATCAAAGTACCCTCTAACTTCTTTACCTTGTGCAAAAGCAACGATGCCGCCACCTTCAAAGTACCGTGGATCTATATTCGGTGCAGGTCTAGATAGCAACCCGCCGCCAGCCATCATGGGTCGGCCTTGGCCTTGTGCAGCACGCTGCATATTTTTCTGCTGTTGCTGTTGTTTCTGAGCAAGTGCACCACCAACCTGTTGCGCTTTATCACGCATAGGAGGAAGCCCCATACTTTGTTGGGGTTGACCCATACCACCAAGCTGCTGTTCCAATTGCTGTACTACAGTAGCAGGATTGGTTTGTGCCTGAAGATTTGCCTGTGAAGCTTTTTGTTTTTGCTGGTCGGCAATCTGCTGCAACGCAATCATCTTGATCGTGTTTGGCCCCATCTGCTTAATTTCTTGTTGTAGTCTAGGGCCACCTTTCATCATCTCAGCAGAAACGTTTCTACCCAAACCTACAGGTTCAATTGGTTGATATGCCATTATTAATTACCCTTTATTCTGCGTCTGACGGAATTATGCCGAAGCTTTGGAGTAGACCCATGAGACCGCCAGATCCCCCAAGTAGTTCAGATAGTTGGCTAGGTTTTGCGTAAGAATACGATTGCGCTGCCAGTGGTAACCCTTGCAACAACGACTGTTGATACTGCGTCTGCTTATAGGGAAAGTCTCGCTCTTCTTCAAACTGAGCAATATCGGCAGCGATGCCTTCGGCTTGAATAGCGCGTTCTTGTGCACCCAGACTGGCTTGGTTCTGCAGGGCTTGTAGCCCGTACTGGTTCGTAAGGTTTTGTGCTTGCTGTGCCGCACCTTGCTCGGTATTAAACTGTTGCATGGCCTTATCGTACGCAGTTTGGTAGCCTTGCCCCGTAATATTGGCAAGGTTCTGCCCTAAACTACGGTTTAACTCAGACTCCATAATAGCTTGCCGAGAGCCACCATAAGCACCAGCTTGCGTTAACCTGTTAGCATCTCCAAGACGGGTGATCTGAGCTTGTCGTCGCGCCTCTTCAATCTGAGGATTTAACGCCGATTGCAGGTATGGGTTCATGTAGTCTTGTGCAGCTTGCGCCGTAAACTTCTGTGGTTGGAACCCTGCCGCACCCATCTGCCCAGTAGGAACAGATAGATTACCTATCCCTTGAAACGCTGCTTGTTGGGCTGTAGATTGCCCAGCCGAAAGTGGGCCGGTATAAGCTTGGTATGGTTGGTTTGCAAGAGCTTGACCCTTACCCAACATATCAGTAACGTAATCACCCGCCCAGTTAGATAGGGAGGATTCACTACCTGTTTGTTTACCTACAATAGGATCGTCTGCTGCTGTTGCCATAATCTTCTACCTGTTCGGCATGAATTTGTTAGGGTTTATCTCTTTACCCTGTTCTTTATTGCCGGTACGAGCTTGTCGAACTTTATCCATCATACCGTATAACGTGTTAGCACCAGCGTTAGAATTGCCATTACCGAGGTGACTAACGACATCTGCAGGAATAACAAACTCCCCATCGCTTAATCTGGCTTCTTGCATACCGTCAATTGTAGCAGGTACTTTGTCTGCCATTCCATCTGTTGCACCACCTAAATAGTAGCCTTGTCCACTTGGTTGTCCACCAGCCGCATACCCGTTATATCTTCGGTTGTACGGAGAAGCAGCGCCACCACCAGCAAGTGCGGCAATACCGCCACCATATTTGTACTGGGGAGAGAAGCTGGCTAGACCCCCTTGTTGAGGAGGTGGCATCATAGTGCCTACCTGCGAAGGGGCAGCACCCATAACGGGCATTGGCATTTGTGGTTGAGGCTGGGGCGGCGCACCATACTGACTAGACTGTCTAGCCATATTAGCTGCGTTTTGCGCCTTTAGATTCAGTGCTTGTTGGACTGCACGTTGTTTAGCCGAAGCTTCTTGGCCTTGCTCTGCAAATTCTGTCTCTGAAAAGAACCGCTGCCCACCACTTCCGGGTCGTCTATTGGGGTCGTAGGTATCCTGTACACGCTCTCTAACGGCTGTATAGTCTGGGATTTTCCCTTGGTATCCTGTTTTCTCTATTTCTGTGTCAAAGAAGTCACTACCCGAAAACGCTGCTGTACCGAGCATACTGAGTAGCCCAACAGTGCCTTGGTTCTCTTCACTCTTTAACCAACTAGAAGCATCTTTAAGGTAGTCTAGAAAGCCTGCCATTTTATTCTCCAAAACTCATTATTTGTGAGATTTCGTTTAGGAAATCATAATCTACTTTACCGCCTGCGGCCATACCCATCGGGCCTACTGGTGCGCCTTGCAGGTTCAGTGGCCCCTGCATAACATTAGCGATTGTCTGGGGCCGTCTGCTTTTCCCTGCAGCTAACGACTCTCCGTAAGGACTTGCTGCACCAAAGAACCCGCGCTGTTGTTGGTTGGCTAAGGGGTCTTGGAAGTCATATATGTAGTTGATCTGCGCCAAAGGAGACTGACTTACCGTAACTTGCTGCCCTTCAAGATCTTCAGAACCCAAGACCATATCAAAGAAGTCTCTAGCCGCGCTCTGGTTTGCCGTAGTTTGTATTTGTTTTTGAGTCTCTGTCGCAGTTTCGGTTATAAGTTCTTTGGTAGACTCGATCTGACTATTGAACTGGTTAGTAAGGTTAGTCTCAACTTCATTAATTCTGTTGGTTAGGGTGTCTTGAGTTACCCCCAACTGAGTCATCAAATTATCTTCGGTAGTCTCTAAATCAGTAGCCAGATCCTTAATAGCTAATTGGGTTGCTTCGTCACGAGTTTTACCTTGTGCTTCGTACTCCGCTAACTTTAAATACAGCTCTGTTTCAAGCGTGTTAACTTGCTGTTTAGTAGCAAGTAGAGATAAATCTGCATCTAGTTTTGTTTGGAAAGCCGCAAGTTGGTCGGTTAGAACGTCCTTAGTTACACCTAACTCTTTAGCAACATCGTTTATTGCGACTTGTAAGGCTTCATCTGCCTTCATACCTTGCCGTACGTACTCGTCTTGCTTATCGCGGATACGCTTTTCGGAATCTAAAACGTCTTGCTTGGTTGCAAGTTCCGCTATATCTAAAGCTAGATCAGATTCAAATTTTGTTAGCTGTTTAGTTATTTCTTCTTTAGTTGTACCTAGATCGGTAGCCAGTTCTTCTAAGGCGATGTCTACAGCATCAAGACGGTTTTTCCCGTCTTTTGTCATAAGTTCGTTTATGCGAGCCTCTAAACGCCCCTCTGCATCTGTTACGTCTTTCTTAGTGGCAAGACCTGATATATCGTCTTTGGTTACAAGAGTATCCAGTTTAATTTTTATTGCCGCAACATCATCAGCAGTCGTACCAAGTTCTGTAGCAATACCATCAACTACTTTTTTGATTGCCTCGGCTTGATCTGAAGTAGCAAACTTGCCAAGTTCGGCATATAACCCCGATGGGCCTCCGGTTTGCCCTGCAGGTACGCCAATAGCCGCAGCAAGAGCCTCATCACGAGTTGCCCCTTCTGATTCTAATTTATTAATTAACTTTACAATATTGTCCTGTAAGGTACCTACTTCACGGTTGAAATCTTTTACTTTTACGTAATCATCTGGGTCGCCCTCGATGGTTGATTCTTCTAGTCCGTCATCAGTACCAGAGTCAGTGTCATTACCAAGCTGGTACTCTGTAACTTTATCTGCGACTGCTTCGTCTATATTAGTAGCGGCACCAGAAACAATATCAGCAACAATCTCGTCAATTTTACCTTGCGCTAACGTCACACCTGCTGCAGTGATGGCAGCTACTACTTGATCCATAATGCTCTGATTACCACCAGAGTCAGTACCAGAGTCAGTACCAGAGTCAGTACCAGAGTCAGTACCAGAGTCAGTACCAGAGTCAGTACCAGAGTCAGTACCAGAGTCAGTACTAGTATCGGTACCAGAGTCAGTACTAGTATCGGTACCAGCAGCAGCACCACCAGTAGTAACAACGACATCATCATCAGGAAGTACACCACCAGTAGTAGCAGCGCCATCATCAGTAACAGCGCCATCGTCAGTAGCAGCGCCACCATCGTCAGTAACAGCACCACCAGAGTCAGTACCAGCGCCATCATCAGTAACAGCAGCGGCGGCAATATCAGCTTCTGCTGCTTGTACTGCTTCAGCGATAGTAAGCCCGCCACCGATAGCCATTGCGACATAACGCTCAAGATCAGTAGGAGATAGGGCAGGAGCGCCAGCGGCTGTAACGGCTGCAGTAATAGCGGCTTCTGCTGCGGCTTTTCGTTCTGCTGCAGTTGCATCTGCTACCGTGCCTTCAAAAACACCTTCTTGGTAGTCTAAAAGATCCGCAGCAGTTACAGGGTTACCGTCAGCATCTACGGCTGACGTGATAGTGCCAACCAGCGCGTAATCACTGGGTGTAAGGTCTTTAGGGTCGATACCCGCATTACGTGCAGCGGTTTCTATTTCTTCCCTTGTTATCGCACTTGCATCAAACCGGTTACCTGCGTTAAGTAATTCTTGGGCAGCGTTAGGGTTGTTTCCTATTAGAGCGCGATCTTCAGGAGTTAAGGTATACCCTTGAGCGGTAGCTATAGCTTCTAATTCCGCGGCTGTAATAGCTGCGTTGTTAAACGTATTTTCTTGGCTTGCTAAAGCTTCAGCTTCTGTTTGTCCCGGTATTACCCGCCCTGAAAGAGCTTCTGCCTCACCTGCTGCTAGGGTGTACCCTTGTTTTGCAGCGATGTCTTCTATTTCTGCAGCGGATAGGGCTAATGGGTTAGCGTAATCAGTAGCCTTGCCTATGTTGTTAGTTTCAAAATTCTCATCGCCTTGACCTGTAAATTGGTCAATTTCTTCTTGTTTTGGATTAGCTATACCTTGCGCTTGTAGTGCGGCCCTAGCTTCCGCATCGTCTATAACTCTTGGGTCAGCGTAAGTTTGTATTTCTGTATTCTTAGTACTCTGAAAAGTCTCGTCGCCTTGACCGACGTATGCAGCAATTTCTGCATCACTGGGATCGGTTATACCTTGAGCTACTAACTCGGCTTTGGCTTCATCTATAGTAACTTGCCTAGGATCTACATAGGTGCCTACACTGTTGAGAGTATCAGCTTCGTTTGATTTACCGATGTACTCGTTTATCTCTTCTTCTGTAGGCGTATAACCTAATTCCTCAAACTTTCCTGCAGTTTCCAATCCTGTGGTGTACGACGAATCATCAACACCGTTTAATATGTCTGTCTGGAGGGGTACGTCTGCTAACCCCATACCATTGAAACTTTCTTCCATCTTTGCGGTTACATCTGCAAGATTGGCACCCGCATCTAGCTCTGTTCGCGCAGTGGTTAAAACGTCGTTTATATCAGTGTTAAAAGCTGCGGCAACACTGGAAGCAGCGTTATCTATAGCGAAACCCCCAGTCATGGAGATATCTACTAAACTACCTAGCGCAGTGCCCAGTGCGCCAGCGGCTCCAGTTTCACCTAAAACATTAATAGTGGAGTCTAACACCACCAAATCACTCGCTACAGAATATGCAGCAATAGCCCCTTCGCCACCTTCACTCGCCCCTTCTCCTGTCAAAGAAAGGAAAGTTTTTACTGTAGGGTTGTTTTGGATTGCAGTTAATACTTCCCTAATGGCCTTGTTATCAGCACCGGGGAAAAAGTTCTCTACCATGTCGTCTATAGATACACCAGCAGCAAACCGGTTCACTATAAAAGCGCCCGTCGTAGCTCTACCCATTACCCCATAGGCAAAATCTCTTGCTTCTTCTTCAGTGTATGGCTTATCAGTAGCAGGGTTTGTACTGTCTATTGCTAGGAAGTAAGCACGATCATAAGCCTCCCCAGCGGTGCCTGCTATAAGCTCCGCCATGTCTCCTAATTCATCTTTACCAACTAAGATTGCAAGTTTGTCTTTAAGCCATGTAGGAGCACCATCAGGTCTATTAGCAGGGTTGGTAAGGAACTCTTTAAACTCTGAATTTGCCCCGTCAAATTTGACACCTTTAGTTGTGCCACCAGTAATTTTACTAAGTAATATTTCTTCTCCAACTTCAGGTAAAACCTGACGTAGTAGGAATTCTAATGGTATATCACCAGAACCAAATAAAGCTTTGGCAGTACCCCAAAACCCTGTGGTTCTTCCTAGTCTAGCTTCTACTTCATCTGCAGCGTCTTTAAAATCTTGAGTTTCTATACTTGAAGCTAAGTTGACAAGTGACTCTCCAAAACGTCCTAATATACTATCGCTAGACGTTTCTCCAACAAGGGCCAATGCTCCTGCAAAAGTCTGGGACATGCTACCTACAGCACGTATACCAAAAGACGCAAGGTTTAACATGTTTTTAGTTTTAGGATCTAAGTCTGAGTACCCGCCAGCAGCGTCCCGCCTTGCTACTAGTGCGTCTGCAGCGTCACCTATTTTATTTATCGCTGATTCATACAGTAGGGGTCTAAGCTCAGAAAAAGGATCTACGTTTTCAAGTATTGCTGCCGCGTTAGTAATACCTGCCGCTACAAGCTCATCACGTTTTTGTAGGAACTCGGGAGAATAAATACTGTTTTCGTTTACCCCCGCCATGATAGCTACTTCTTTTTGCTCAGTAGCTATACGGTCACGTATCTGATCGTCAGTAAGTTTTTCTATAGAGGCTTTCGCTATAGGACTTTGTGCCGCAGAAAGTAATTTATTTCTTTTCCAATCAACTTCGGTCTTAGTTATTGTACTTGTATCTCCCGCATACGTAGCCGGGTACTGCCCTTCTGGAATTTCCCCCGCTTGGTACAGTTGATATATATCTGCAATCTCTGTATCTGACAAAGTTTTGTTCGGGTTTACTTCTTGCCCTTCACCACCCCATTCATAATACAAATGCCTAGCTTGTTCTTGAGTCCAACCTTCACGAACGCGTTGTGCTATCCACCGAGTCTTTTCTTGTAGCTCTCCTCTGGCTCCCGCGTTCATGCTCCGCGCTTGTTCCATTGCAGTAGGGGTTATCTCAAACCCACTCACTGTTATGAACATGTTCATTAAGCCTTGTAGCATTTGAAAGGCGCGTGAAAATGGTATGGGCATACCATTAGCGTTTGTTGTTTCAATTAACCCTGATGCTGCAAGATCGTTTTTAAGTGTTAATTGCGAACCGCTGCTTAACCCCTCCCAAAAATTTGTCCATGCGTCGTTGCTCCACGCGTTTACACTAGCATCGCTACCGCTGAACTCGCCGGTAGAGCTAGGTGCGCCCTCTCCACTGAGGGTCATAATAGTGCCTTCGTCTACCGCTACGGCAAAGTCATAGGCTCTACGTTCTTCTCCTGTTAATACCCCATCCCCATCCTCATCGTAGGCATCAGGATTAATATTACCTTCGTAGTCTTTAGCAGTCCCTGTCGCGGCACCTATAAGAGCGCCTATATCTTTTGCAAGCTGTGCATTTGTTCCGGCATCAACACTGCTTAAAAAATCCTCGTACCAATTATTACCTTGAGCAGGAGCTGTACCATCGTATCCAACAATACCAACAAGCGCGGGGTCAGTTGAGGGGGGAGTAGTTCCTGTCCCTACGTAATTTTTAAATTCAGATGTAGGGATACCACCGTCAATCCAACTATTTAGTAGCTGTAAAGTAGGTTTAGCCCCATCTAAATCGTATTTAAATTCGTCTCTAAATTGTTGTACCCGAGCAACCTGCTCTTCGGTACGATTCCCTTTAACACCAAAGAAAGCTGCAGGATCTTTTACGTCCCACCAAGCAGTTGAATCGTCGGCCCACCAGTTTGTAGCCGCAGGGGTAGAGCTAGACCCGCTTTCACTAGCTGCAATATCTGCTTCGTAGGTGTTTTCAAAGTTAGAATCTACGTAGTTTTTATAGGCTCTTACCACATTATTCCACGTAGTAAGTTCAGTGTCGGTTAGCTTGCCGTCACCATTTGTATCGTAAGTTTTCCAGTTTGGAGCTGCCATATCAGTTTGCTATTAGCACCCCCTCAAATGAAGCGCCGACGACTACGTTAGTGGTATCGGAGCTGGCTCGGCATTCTATATCTGACTTTTCAGTAATGCCGAACGGGTAATTGAAAGGTAGCACAAGCAAGTTGCTCTGTACTGTCTGTATGATCTTTGTGCGAAACGTGTTTGAGCCAA